ATCAAGTTGAAAATATAGAAAATATGCCTCATCCGTTAAAAGGAGGAAAAAGAACCCGCCGTCATAGAAAAAAGACAAAGCGATCACGTAAAAGATAAGTATAATAAGTAATTTAAAACAAAAATTGCTTATTATATCAAAATGGTATTTAGAACTAGAAAAAGAACACTGTCAATGGAGGGATGCGAACTATTCAATATAGCACATTTGGATATTTCACCTCCTGTACAAAATAGATTTCCGTGTATGAGATCTTTTATTTTTAACCTTTTTACAAGCGATTTCGATATTAAATTAGAAAAATCAAAAGATTCATTTAGGTTAGGAACATGTAGTTTATATTCTTTTTTATCAGATAAACAAAAACAAGAAATACCTACTTTCTTCAATAATGCTATGACAAATCTTGTTTATCTTATTTTAGTGGATGAAGGTAAAATAAATACTCGACAACGAATACGCAGTAATATTAATTTTTACTATTGCTTAGCCGAAATGGCTTTTAAAAATGGTGATCATAATACAGTGATATTATTGAAAGCCGCATTAGAAAATACAGCCATAAAAAGATTAAAGTTGAAACCTTTTAAACGACAAAAACAATTAACGCAAATGTTTGAAAAGGCTTACGGAACGTTTATGAATTGTAATGCAGGCCATTTAAAACAAATATTAGACAATAATGATGTTGATAATTTTTTACCTTCACTACTTATTTTACTTATGCATTTAAATAAAACACGCGAATATGCTAAGTGTTATGAAAGATTAGGAAAATTTCCTACTGCTTTACAAAACAAACAAAACCAATTACAAAACATAGCTGAAAAATATTATAATACTTATAAAAATTATCAGGAAGAAATCATTGATTTATATCTTAAAGATCCCTCGGAACTTAAATTATTAGAAGGGGTTACAGGTAAAACGGTGTCGGCAAAATTATATGAATTATCATTATTGGTAGATAAAAATTGATTTTGATTTGGAGAGATAAATTAAATAAGACAAATGCTACAACAAATTCGATCTAAGCCTATTTACATAGGCACCGCTAGATTTACAACAGAAACCTATAATGAAAATATGATATGGAAGAAAAAGAAAAAGTGGGAGGGAGCATGTTATGGATTCGATAAAAAAATTTCCACAAATACACCATATAATAGTTGTGTATTTGTGATAGAGATGAATAATACTACAAACCAAATAATGGGAATAGGGTTAATTAAAAATCGTTTTATACCATCAGAACGAACTAGAATATATAGTAGTCAGTGTTGGAATACATATGTTTATAAAAGCGAATATCACATTTCAAGAAGCGAACTTATTAAAACAAAATTCAATAGTTATATTGTCATCCTGTTAGAAAGACTGTTGTTTTATGGAAGTCATCATTTTAAACGAGGTCAAGGTTGTATTATTATTCCACATGAAAGAATCGCTACGTATCAACATCAAATTTCATTGGAAAATGTAAGAAAAATATATACATGTAAAGTTTGTGGTCTTCCGAAAAAGAATCATAAATGTAAAGGCAGACGTGTAAGATTAAATAATTTTAACAAAAAATGTCATATATGCGGTAAAATCAAAAAAGGTCATATTTGTAAAGGTTTAAAACGAAACAATGATTTATTAAAAGTAGTATTACGATTCTTTAAAGAGTTGTTTTAATTATTTAATTATCATCAACGTAAACGTATCCTCTATGATTATTGCGTCGCATAGCATATCCATTATTATCTCTTTTAGTTTTGAAATCTCCGGCACATTTTTTTGCTAAGTAATCTTTACATCTCTTAGAATCAATATTATCTGTATCGAAATGATCGGTAATGACGGAAACACATTGATTAAATACAAGTGATAGTTTCATTAACTCGACATTACAATATTTTCTTACACGATCAATCTTATATAAATGTTCATTGATTTCTGAAAATTTCGCTTTTTGTCTAATATCATTATACACAGCATTCACTACTTCTGTATAAACAGTACCCATAAGTTCATAAATATGAATTAATCGTTGTTGCTTTTGACTTTTGGTTTCTCGTTTCATAATTTGGGTTTTGAAATTTTTTTCGTCTATTTCTTTCACAACAAACTTAATTCTAAGATCCTGATTATCTCTGTTGTTTTGTAGTTGAGTTCGCATAGGATTCAAAATAGTATACATAAAGTGCTGAGCTCCTCTTAAAAGATTCATGACAATTCGTTCGCGCGTATTATTTCTTTCTGACCAATGACGAATGACCCCTCTAACATTATAGTAATCCGGAAGTCCTCCACATTGAACAGCGCCCGGATTTTGAACGGCATTTTCTCCCTGTACTCTTTGATACTCATAAAAGTGAGGATTATGAACCACTCCATTTACACGAGCTCCTGTCCTCCAGCTAAAAGCAACTTTACATACTGTACACCACATTTGATCACAACCTGAAATTTTGTAAATAGGAATGTGACAGGATGGACACTGTTTTGTTTCTTTTTTAACAAGAGCCGCAGTTGCTACTGTGTTTGGATCACATTCATGTGGGTCATTTTTATCGAAACCTATTTCTTCTTCACAATGAGGACAGCACCAAACATTACATGCACCACACTTCCATTGTGTCGATAAATAACCCTCGCAACACTCTCTAGGACATTTTTTAATAAAAGCCTTAGTTTCCTTTTTCTCTTCTCCTACTGTTTGTCCATTTTTAGCCATTCTAAGGGTACGACTAGCAAGATAAAGTCCTTCTTTCGCTTGTCTTAAAATTTCTTGAGCATTCACTAGAGCAATTTTAGCCTCTTCTTCTTGGACTTTTAAAGTTGCTACGTTTCTATAATTTTCTACAGCTGGCATAGTCTCAGGAATTCTTGCCTTTTCTGTTTCAAACAAAAGCTTTTTTCGATGATCTTTATACACTCCATTATAAAACGATTTATTAAGTGTATTTTGTAGAAATTCACGATCCCATTGCTTTTTACAACTCATACAATGAGCATCATTGGCATAATTTACTAGGTAAGTTCTGGCACACTCCTTACAAATAGTTTCTGGGCAATGAGGACATTTCACCTTACTTCTACGTGTTGATGTATAGTTCTCACAGCAAATAGGACATAAGTCTTTAGATTCCATGATTGAATTAACAGGAGATTGTTTTGATATAATTTGGTTTGTCATTTTATTATAGCAACGAAAAAAAGTTCAATTTTATATCGAATTTTTTTCCATACAATATATATCGAGATGGATAGTGTTTTTATTTTTAAGCCCGAAAGAGGGTCGAATATATTATCATACGTGCCTTATTTTACTATGGATAATGATAATGAAGAGTATCAATCATTTGATATAGAAAAAAAATTAGAAAAATTAGGTAGTAGTCGTTTGTCAGATATTATGTGTCAAGCTAATATAACTAATGATTTTGTTAGAGTGGCCCTTGGATTTAGTGAAAAAGAATCATATGATGAATATGATTCTGATGATAGTATATCAGTTCATGACAGTGATAAAGGAGTAGATATTTTAATTGTATGGACAGATACAAAACAACAAGAATCTAACAAAAAAAAACGGCTACAGTCATTAAGAGGTGTTGCGGGGCTTTACATTAGAACCGATAAGAAAGGTGAAAAGTATGCTGAAGTGGCTATTATTTGTAATGCTCCCGGAAGTTCTAGAAAAACAAGAAAAGCCAACATCAAAAAAAGAGGGAAAGATATATTAAAACTAATAGATGAATTGGCCAAAGGTGAAAATGTTAAATATATTGCTTTAAAGGCTTTAGATAATGTTGTTACTTATTATCATAAGTTTGGTTATAAGTTGGTTCAGAATCCTTATGATAAAGAAACTACCAGAACCATAAAATATGTAGAAAAATTGGTAAAGGTTAAAAAAGAGATAGATAAAATTAATGCTAGAAAAAGCAGTAAGGGAGACCGAAAGAAGGATCGTGAAAAACAATTAACTAAACTCCATAAAGAAAAAGACACTATGATGGCATATTTAAATAAGTTTATTGTTGGACTGCATAACGTAAATGAAATGACAAACTTCAAATATGATTCTGATGACGAGCCTTACAGTGACGCAGAAACTTATAAAGACTATATAGTAAGTGCGTTGGATGATGGTTACAGAATGTATAAACCTATTGTTAGAAGGGAGGTAAAAGCTACTAGAAAAAAACGTAAAAGGAAACAAAAAAAAAGAACTAAAAAAAAGACACGAAAAAATCGTGGTAAAAAATAGTTTATTTAATTTAAAACTTAATAATTTTAAACTAAATAAGTATATATAAGATGACAGATACTATAGATTTAAATATAGAAAACTATAGAATAGAAGAATTATTAAGTATTATAAATTTAACAAATATGCCAGCAAATAAAGGAAAAATAAACCAACGAATAGATGAATTAAATTTTAAATTTAAGGAAAAGCCTCAAATACAAGAGTTTTTCAAAAATATACAAGAAAAACTGATTGAAAGGTTTGAGGAATTTAATAAGGAAACATGGGAAGAAGCATATACAGGAGATGATTCTCAAGCGAATAAAGTATTAGAAAATCAATATTTAGAGCGAGAAAAAAAAGAAAAAATGGCACTTATTTTAAATGATAACAAAAATGTTATAGGCAGAGAAAGATTGCCAGTAGATAGAACATTAAGAACAAAAGATACTGTACAAGGTGATAAAAATCCTATAGCTAGAAATGTTATTAAGAGATTGGTTAATTTTGATAGTCATTTTAGACAAATTTTAGATCCTTCGTCATGTTTATGTGTAGATCCAAAAACAGGCACGGTTTTGGGAGGTACAAGATGTTCTGAGGAAATAAATTCTGATAGACGCTTATATACAGCCACAAATTATACTATTAATTTAAACCAACCCCTAACAAATGTTGTGGATATGGTATTACATTCGGTTCAAATTCCTAATAGTTGGTATGTATTTAGTTCAGATTATGGGACAAATAGGATTAAATTAAGTAAAGTATCAGGGCCTTCGCCAACTTGGGATTCAGTAACTATAGAAATATTAAATGGAAATTATCAACCAAATCAATTACAAGATGCTTTAAATAATAATGGGACAATAGGTTCATATACAAAATTCTTTATGGACGGTATTAAAATACCATATTCAGCTATACCTGGATTATCTAATATTAATTTTCAATATAATCCAATAAATAATAAATTTACAATAGAAAATAACGATCCTAATATGGATTTAGTAGCCGTATTTTATGATGCTGATTTATCTATAGACGCATGTACATCAACCTTACAAGGTTTTGGTAGGGTAGGAGACGGTGGTAAATTAGATTACAATTTAGGCTGGTTAATGGGATTTAGAGAAGATTCATTACCATTACCACCTTCTTCTAGTATAACAAGTATATCATGTGTAGATGTAGCGGGACCACGTTATTTTTATGTTACATTAGATGAATTTAATAATAATAGACCTAATAAAGATTTAATATCATTAGTCGATAATCAAACGAGTTCTTTTAAACTTCCAAAATATTTCAATAATCAAACGATGGATCCCCAATATGGTCCTGGAAAATATGAAAAAAATCATTTCGGAGAACCCGGTTATGAATGTGTAGATATAGCAGGACCTGAGTCAGTTAGAGGATGTGCTGAAAGCGCTTTAAATATAGATAGACCTGAAAATCTTACTCGGAAACAACTTTACACTGTTGAACAATTAAAATTAGCTCGTTCAGGTAGAGGAATAAATAGATATTATTCGCCTAATTCCACAGACTTATTCGCAAAAATACCAATTTATTTTAGTGAAAATAACAAACCATTAAGTGTTGCTTATACACCCTCACAAAATCAAGTTACACAACGAATTTATTTTGGACCTGTTAAATTAACCAAATTTAAGATACGATTATTACATCCTTACGGATTTGAAGTAAATTTAAATGACATGGATTGGTCATTTTCTATTTTGATTTCTCAGCTTTACCAGTATTAAGAAATAACACAATTATAACAATTGTAATAAAACGTTCTGTCTTTATCGGATGCTTTTTTTTCTAAGTCGATTTGGTTATTGTTAATTACACCGTCATTTTCTTCTGTATTTTCCGCTACTTTATTACATAAGTCCTTGAATGGTTCCATAACATTTTCTGCGTTTTTAGCACTTGTTTCTCTATACATTAAATCGTTGCACTTGGTAATTTCCTC